AAGACCGCCTTTGAAGGCGACTTTGACACCGGCAACGTCCGTTACAAGGCTCGCGAGCGTTACAGCTTTGGCTGGAGCGACCCCCGCGGCGCCTACGGCTCTCCTGGCGCCTAATCAGCGTCGGAAAACCGGGAAAAGGGGCCTTGTGCCCCTTTTCTTTTTGGCCTATATTCAACCCAGTCCAAGATCCCAAACCTGCTTGCTGACCGACTTGGCGGACTGACCTCAGAGACAGCAAGCGCAACCTGAGGAGCCTCTAATGGCACGCACTACCTTTTCGGGCCCAGTAGCCTCGCAAAACGGCTTTATTACTGGAACCCCTTCGGCGCCTTACGTCACCACCTCTTCTACGGCCACCGGTACGGCAACCCGTGCTGCGTCGTTCATCGTCAACCCGACCGCCAGTTTTGGCAGTTCTACCGCCACTGCGCCTTCTAGCGCGCAAGGTGTGGCAGGTCAGGTTTTTGGCTCGGGCAATCAGACCTCTACCGCCACTTACTACATCGGTACGATGGGCCGGTATCTGATGACGGGCACCAACGCCTCGACGTTTGCCAAGGCAGGCGTGATGGGCGTGGTTGGCGACCAGACTACGACGGCCGATGCTGCCGTGATGGCCTGGATGGACGGCGACGGAGGTGTCACGACCGCCCGCGCGGGCTTCGGTATCGGTATGACCCAGTCTACCGGTGCTTCGGGCTTTGACTACGGTATGGACCTGAATCTTCAGGATGCCGTGGGTGGTGGCGGCTCGATTCGCCCGTACAAGAAGGCCGAGATCCGTGTGTCCAACAATGTGGTCGTGATGACTGGCGCAGGTGCTCCCACTTCGGGTGCCTCTGGTACCGGCGACAACTTTGCTGGCCCGGGCTCGTTGTTTGTTGACGTGACCGGCGCTAACCTGTACGTTCAGGCGGGCACCATTTCGTCTCCCGATTGGAAGCTCGTGACTCGTGCCGCCTAATGTTCACGCACGACGACAAGGAGTTTGAGTATCTCGTGAACCTATTAGTGCAGCAGCGTGACTTTGCAATGGGTCAAGCTGCTGCGCTTTTCAAGGAAAACGCGGAACTCAAAGCCCAGCTTGCTGAATTAAACGGAACAAAGCAAGAGGAGCCGCCTCATGGGCTTTCAATATGACGTAAAAGCGAAAAACATGGTGGCTACCGGTGCCTCGGGCATCGGTACCCCACGTGCTCGCGTCAAAGGGATCTACGCAGTCCTCGGTAACCTTGTCGGGTCCTTGTCTTTCAGGGACGGTGGCGCTGGCGGCACGGAGCTAATCAAGCTCGATACCCCGGCCAATACCACCGGCAGCGGCTACCTTTACATCATCATTCCTAACGATGGTGTTCGGTTTGAAGCGGATCCGTATGTAACCCTCACCAACGTCACCTCGGTGACGTTCTTCTACGGTTAAGGAGCCCAGCATGGGACGCGCAGCAAAAATGGCGATTGACCAGTACCAGGGCGAGGTTCAGCCCGGTGCTCAGAAACAGGACATGAGCAAGGGCGGTCCGAAGCAGACGCCTCGCAAGGACTATCAGAAGCCCAGCGCCTCTGTGGCCCCTCGCGGCGTTGGCGAGGCCCGTAACAAGCAGTGCAAGATGTACTGACGCATGGCCAAGTCACCTGCTTGGCAGCGCAAGGAGGGCAAGAGCCCCAGCGGCGGCTTGAACGCCAAAGGGCGCGCCTCCTACAACCGCGCCAATCCTGGCAAGCCGGGGCTGAAGGCTCCGCAGCCGGAGGGTGGGCCACGCAAGAAGTCATTCTGTGCCAGGATGTCCGGCATGAAAGCCAAGCTGACTAGCGAAAAAACGGCAAACGATCCCGATAGTCGTATCAACAAGAGTCTTCGGAAATGGAAGTGCTGATATGGAACATCGTGCTGTCGTTTGCGTCCGCGGCAGCACTGCTTTGGGTCAAGTCGATGCACGACGAGCTGAAGCGCGTGTCTATTTTGCTGAGCAAGACGCGGGAAGAGAACGCGGAAAAGTTTGTTACTCGGGCGGATGTCCACAGCGACATCAATCGGGTGCTTGTTCGGCTGGACAGGCTTGACGAAAAGTTGGATGCCTTTATAAAGGAGCAGCGCAGTGCCCTCTCATAAGAAGCCCGCGAAAGTGGAAAAGGTCATGCATGAGTTCAAGACCGGGGCACTGAAGTCCTCGTCTGGCCAGAAGGTGACCAATCGCAAACAAGCAGTGGCCATCGCCTTGAGCGAGGCCGGTATGTCCAAACCAGCCAAGAAAGGCGGCAAAAAATGATGAACGGCAACTACAAGAAGGGCGGTCTGGCCAAGCGTGGCCAGGGCATCGCCGTTAAGGGTTTCAAGGACGGCGGCATGGCCATGAAGGGCGTGCCCAAGGGTGGCAAGATCTCTGCATCTGGCCCTGACATGGCTGGCCCCCAGGGCAAAACCATGAGCGAGCCGGTCAAGAAGGCCTCTACTGGTGACGTTGTGCAAGTCCGCGGTGTGGGCGCCGCTCGCGCTCGCAAGGCAACCATCTACTAAATCATGGCTACATCGGGCACGTCGAACTTCAATCTGGAGTTCGATGACATCATCACCGAAGCGTACGAACGCTGCGGCTATGAGAATCGGGACGGTTACGACATGAAGACCGCCCTGCGCTCGATCAACCTCATGTTTGCGGAGTGGGCCAACCGCGGGCTGAACCTGTGGACGATTGAACAGCGGCAGATTCCGCTGGTTGTTGGCCAGTACGAGTACACGCTGCCGGACGACACGGTGGATGCCCTGTCCGCGGTCATCCGCACCAATGCGGGTACCTCGAACCAGCAGGACATCACCATTGACCGGATTGGCTACGCCGAGTACCTGCACGTTCCCAACAAGAACACGCGGTCGCGCCCGGCGCAGTACTTTGTGCAGCGCACGGCTCCGGCTAAGTTGTTCCTGTACCCGGCGCCGGATGCTACGACCACCTACGAGTTTCGGTACTACGTAATTCGTCGCATCCAGGACACTGGGGCGTACACGAACACCGCCGACATTTCGTTCCGGTTTTTGCCGTGCCTGATTGCGGGCCTTGCCTACTATCTGGCCATCAAAAAGGCCCCGGATCGCATCCAGATCCTCAAGTCATTCTACGAAGAAGAGTTCTTCCGGGCTGCTACGGAAGACCGTGAGCGGTCCAGCTACTTCGCCGTTCCGACTTACACGACGAGGTAGTCATGGGCGCTGGGTTTGCATCAGGCAAGTTCGCGATTGCGCTGTGCGACCAGTGTGGCCAGCGGTTCAAGCTCAACTCACTGATCAAGGACTGGAGGGGCTTCAAGGTCTGCGACGAGTGCTACGAGCCCAAGCATCCGCAGTTGGAGCCCAAGCGCACGATTACCGAGCCGCAGGCCTTGTATCAGCCTCGTCCTGAAGCGACAATGGGCGTGACGGTATTCGTGGGGTTCACCGTGGACACTTCGTTTGCCAGCATTGGCATGATGCCGATGCCTTATGCAAAACCGCTTTGGGCGGATGCAATCCTTGGATCGGTTCAGACGAGCATCACATGAACTACGCTCAACTCACTGCGGCGATCATTGCTTACACCGAGAACCAGGACGCCTCGTTCGCGGCGGAGATTCCTGTCTTCATCCGCCAAGCTGAGCAGCGCATCTACAACACGGTCCAGCTTGCAAATTTGCGCAAGAACGTCACGGGCAACCTGACAGCCAACAACAAGTACCTGCAGTGCCCTAGCGATTTTTTGTCAACCTACTCTTTGGCGGTGGTTGACGGGACGGGTGCTTATACGTACTTGCAAAACAAGGACGTGAACTTTATTCGGCAGGTCTATCCGACTCCCACGTACACGGCGCTGCCCAAGTACTACGCCATCTTCGGCCCCAGGTCTGACAACGAGGATGAACTGACGTTTATTGTGGGCCCCACCCCCAATGCCGCGTACACGGTCGAGCTTCACTATTACTACTACCCTGAGTCAATCACGGAGGCAGCCAATGGCCAGACTTGGCTGGGCGACAACTTTGATTCGGCGTTGCTGTACGGGTCGCTCATCGAGGCTTACACCTACATGAAGGGCGAAGCCGACATGATGGCCTTGTATAACCAAAAGTATTTGGAAGCTGTGGCGCTTCTGAAGAACTTGGGCGATGCCAAGCAGCGCGGGGATGCCTACCGCGATGGCCAAGTCAAGCTAAAGGTGCAGTGACATGATTACTGCGGGCTTGACCAACAGTTTCAAGGAACAGCTTTTGCTGGGCCAGCATGACCTTGAGACAGACATACTCAAGATGGCACTGTACACATCCTCTGCCGTGTTGGGCCCAGACACCACGGTTTATACCGCGGTGGGGGAAGTATCAAGCTCTGGGTACACTGCCGGGGGCGAAATTTTAGTGAATGTGACAGTCAACCTGAGCAATGGAGTGGCATATGCCTCGTTTGATAATCCGACTTGGATAGCTACCACTTTTGCGCCCCGCGGCGCCTTGATTTACAACGCCTCCAAGTCAAATAAGTCGATTGGAGTTTTAAATTTTGGTATTGACCAGACCACGCTGAGTCAAAGTTTTCAGGTCCAACTTGGGCCCAACACCCCCGACAGTGCGTTAATTCGCATCATTTAAGGAGCCATCATGACGATTGAAAAAATTACTGCGGCGGATAAAGTGGAAGCTGCATGCTCGTACAACACTCAGCCGTCCGATGAAATGGGCATCCACGGCACGTACCACGCTGTGTGCCGCGACAAGGATGGCAACATCAAGTGGGAAGACGACATCAAGAACCTCGTGACGACGGTAGGTAAAGACCTGACCTTGGATACGATTCTTGGTAACTCGGCTGCGGGCGCAGTTGTCATGGGCCTTAAAGGCACCGGCACTCCGTCAGCAGGTGACACTCAGGCTTCGCACGGCACATGGAACGAAGTGGGTCTGGCTAATGCCCCAACCTACTCGGGCAACCGCAAGACGCCTTCATTCAGCGCGGCATCGAGCGGCAGCAAGACCACCTCGTCTGCTGTGACGTTCAACATTACGTCGTCTGGTACGGTCGCGGGTTGCTTCATCAACATTGGTGGTAGCGCCACGATTGACAACACCACGGGAACGCTGTTCTCCGCAGGTGATTTTTCCAGTTCTAAGTCTGTGGTGAGCGGCGACACGATTGCCGTGACCTACACCGCTACGCTGACCTGATATGGCCTTTGGGTGGGGTGACGGCGCTTGGAGCGAGAAAGGCTGGGGCGGTGTTACCGCCTTCAGTGATTCCGTCTCTGAGTCTGCCACCCTTTCTGAAACACAGTCTGTTGATGCAACCCTAACCGGAAGCGTCACAGAAACTGCTGCGTTTGCGGAAACGCAGACGGGCGCAGCCACCTTCCCTGTCTCCGTTACTGAAACAGCGGCGGCTACGGAAGATCAGTCGGTCAGCACTTTTTACGCGGATGCTGTTTCCGAAACAGCGGCGCTGACTGAGGCGCAGACGGCCACGACTGACTACAACGAGTCGGTCACAGAAACCTCCGCCATTTCGGAGACAAATGCCGGTGGGGCCACATATCCGGTTTCCGTTACTGAGAATTTGGTCACACAGGTGGCCTGGGGTGGCGGCGGTTGGGGCGTTTCTGCCTGGGGCGGGGCGGACACCATCTCCGAGACTCAGAGTGCAACACTAATCCTGAATGTCTCCGTGACGGAGACGGCGGCTGCGACCGAGACGCAAGATGTGCTCGTTGACTACACGGCGTCTGTCACTGAGACGGCGGCTGCGACCGAAACCCAGTCGGTCAATGTTGACTACGCGGTTAGCGCGTCCGACACCACTGCCATTTCTGATGCCCAGAGCGTGCTTGTTACGTATGACGTGAGCGTCACGGAGACGGCAGCGGCCACGAGTACAGAAGACGCGGGCCTGTTCTACGCCGAATCGGTGACGGAAACTGCCGCAACATCTACGACTGAAGCAGCGGCAACAAGTTACACGGGGCTGTCAGTCACGGAAACCGCAGCCATTACCAGCACTGAGGCCGCTGCCGCCACATTTGTGGCGTCTGTCATTGAGAACGCAACGATAGCCGCCCAGATCGCGGCCATCACAAACTACGGGGTATCCCGTATTGAAGCCGCTGCCATTACCGAGTCGCAAACGGTGCGTAATTTCTGGGAAATCATTGATGACACCCAGACCGCAAATTGGCAAAATATCAACACTCAGTAGGAGCATCAGATGCCCACCTCATACACCTCCCTCCTGGGCCTTGCCCTCCCGGTCACGGGTGAACTGTCCGGCACCTGGGGCGACACGGTCAACGACTACATCACCCAGTATGTAGATGCTGCTGCCGCAGGCACGCAGATTATCAGCGGTTCTCAGACAGCGGTAACGCTCACGGTTACCAACGGTTCTTCGCTGACGCAGGTTGGCTCTGGGTCTTCCGGCTCTGCCCAGTACGCGGTGATCAACTGCACGGGCAACCCCGCAGGTCTGCTGACAATCACTGCTCCGGCCTCTAGCCGTCAGTACCTGATCATCAACGCCACGTCCACCAGTCAATCGGTCAAGATTGTCGGGGCAGGTCCAACCACGGGCGTGACCTTGGTGGCGACGGAAAGCGCCATCGTTGCGTGGAACGGCAGCGATTACGTCAAAGTTGCGTCGAGCGCAGTAGATGGCGTTTCCACCATCAGTTTTGGCAGCACCGGTCTGACCCCTTCGACGGCTACCTCTGGTGCGGTTACGGTTGGCGGTACGCTCGCGGTGGGCAGCGGCGGTACCGGTTTGACTTCCGGCACTTCGGGGGGCGTCCCTTATTTTTCTGCCACGAATACCCTAGCCTCTTCAGCCGCTTTGGCGGCTAGTGCAATTGTTGTCGGTGGTGGCGCTGGCGTAGCGCCCTCTACCATTACGACCGGAACCGGAGTTACCACAGCAATCGGTAACGCGGTCAACACTACGGGCGGTCTGGTTACTCAGTCCGGCACGCTGACAGCGAACAACGTTCTATTGGGCGGCGGTGCCAGCACGGCGATTAGTTCCTCAAACTTGCTATCAGTCGCAGCCGCCGTTACTACAGGCAACTACATCCGATCAATTGGTTACGCCGACACTGTCACGGCGTTGGGCAACACTGGAACAGCCATCAACCTTGATGTCACGAGCGGCGGTGTATTCACTGCAACTTTGACTGGCAGCGCAACCATCACCTTGCGCTATCCCGTTGCCACGGGCTCGTCTTCGTTCACGCTGATCTTGACGAACGACGGTACTGCCGGTAGAACTGTGGCTTGGGCCGGCGGTAGTTTTGTTTTCCCTGGCGGGGCAGCGCAACTGTCTCGTACAACCACGGCGAACGCTGTCGATGTTTGGGTTTTCTTCACCCCGAACGGAGGAACGACGTGGTACGGCAATATTGCCATGAAGGACATGAAGGCTTAATAGGAGCAAAAAATGGCTTTGACCCCCGAACAGCAAGCAGATATTGATCTGCAAGAGGCCCGCGACGCAGGACGCCGCGCTCACGAGCGTGCAATGGAGGATTTGCGTAGCGCGAACAGTCTTGCTGGCATTCAAGCGCAAGCGCAAGCAAACGCCGCCGCCATGACTGCGCAGATGGACGCTCAAGTGGCTCTTGCCGCCAAGCAGGCAAAACTGGAAGCAGTGCGTCTTGCCAAAGAGACGCTGATTGAAAACCGGCGCACCAAACCCGCCGCTTCGGCTACTGATATTACGGCTCAGGACATCTTGTCGTTTGCTTCCGTTTTGGAATCTCACATCAATTCCTGATGGAAGGTTTTGCTTACTTCCCGGCTATCGTCTACCGAGATGAGCGGCCCGACCTTGTGGAGAAGGTGCTTCCGACATGCATCCAATATCTGGATCAAGTCCGCAAGCCCGAGTGGCCCATGTGTCAGTCCGCTCATCTGGGGGACGAGCCTGCCTTGCAGGAAGTGGCAGACTACCTTCTGCTCTCAGTTGTAGACCTGCTTCGTGGTCAGGGCTACGCGGTAGACAAGTACGACTTTTACCTCTCTGGCCTTTGGGCGCAGGAAGTCAATCGCGGAGCGGGCACCGACGTGCATGCTCACAAGAACAGCCAGATGTGTGGGTGGTTTTTCCTCGAAGCCCCGCAGGGCGGAGCGTATCCGATCTACCACGACACTCGCATGAACAAGTCCATGATCGAACTAGACTTCATGCAAGGCGCGGAGATTACGACCGCCACAAACGCAATCCACTTCAACAACATGGTGCCCGGCACCGTGATGTTTGGAAATTCGTGGATGCAGCATCAACTGACCGGCAGCAACGCCGACACCCCGACACGGTGCATCCACTTTATCGTGTCCCACAAGGAGCGCCTGTGCAGCATGTGCTGACCCCATACGCCACCCATGTCGAACCGTTTGTTTGGTGGGAGGGGGGCTTTACGGAGCAGGAGTTGAACTGGCTCCAAGAGCAGGCCGTTAAGGCAGAGCATAGAGCGCAGGTGGGCGGTGGTGCTGATGGAGAAGCGCTGAAACAGATACGGCGGTCGCAGGTATCGTGGCTTCAGAAGACGCCTGACACCGCTTGGGTATTTGAGAAGTTGGGGCATATTGCTTCCTCCCTGAATGCCCAGTACTATAGGTTTGACCTGACGGGATTTGGCGAAGCCTTGCAGTTGACTAACTATGATCAATCAGAACAGGGAATGTACGGATGGCACGTGGATTACGGCGGCAATGTGGCCCCAAGTCGGAAACTCAGTATAGTTCTTCAACTGAGCGATCCGAGCCAGTACGAAGGGGGGAACCTTCAGGTGCTTACTGGTGGTCAGCCCGTCAATGTCCGCAAACAGCGGGGTCTGGTGGCAGCATTCCCTTCGTATGTACTCCACCAAGTAACCCCCGTGACAAGCGGTAATCGTCAATCTCTTGTGGCTTGGATTTCTGGACCTTCTTTCAAATGAACATCGAGTACAAAGAATTTATTGGTATCTATCAGGATGTGTATCCTGATGGATACTGCCAACATTTAATAAATGAATTTGAACGGCTTATTAAATCCGGCGCAGGCTTCAATCGCCAACAAAGTGAAGGTGCCGAAAAACATTTTAAGAATGATTTGCAGCTTGGACTAAATGTTAACGGCCACACAGCCGAGCCATTTAATAATATATCAGCCACAAACATATTTTTTAATGGCTTACAAGATTGCTATGATAATTACACCGGACAGTTCTCCGTTTTGAGGGACGCCAACATTCGCGGCACTGCCATGAAAATGCAGCGTACCGATCCTGGCGGCGGATACCATGTTTGGCATGGCGAGCAAGGAAATAAAGAGCACGCAGATCGAGTTCTGGTTTACATGCTGTACTTGAATGATCTTGAAGAGCAAGACGGCGGGGAAACTGAGTTTTTGTATCAGCGTCTCCGTTTGCGCCCTAAAGCCAACACCATGATTCTTTGGCCTGCCGCGTATACACATACGCATCGTGGAAATACCGTGCTTGGCGAAACCAGCAAATATATTGTTACGGGGTGGTTTTACTATGAGTAACCAAGAAATTTTTGAACGGTTTGGGTGTGTTCAGATTGACGAATTCTTGGATGCTGCCACCTTGTCAACCATTTCCCAGTACCTTGAAAACCGCATAAAGCGTGGAGAGTGGGGCGTAAAAAGCGAATGTAAAGATGATACTTCGCTTTATTCGTTTTACGCTGACCCATTAATTGAAGTGGTATTAAAAGAATACACCCCGGCCGTTCAAGAGGCCTGTGGCAAGGAGTTATTGCCTACATATTCTTATGCTCGTATTTACCAGCCCGGAGATCAACTAACACCGCATACTGACCGTCCTTCATGCGAAGTAAGCGTTACAGTTAATGTTGCTTACAAAGGCGAGCCAAGTTCTATTTGGATGCATTATAAAAACAACCCTCCGAGTGAGCACAAATTGCCTTCTGGAGGGGCGGTTATTTATAAAGGGTGCGAGGCGCGGCATTGGCGTTATCCGTTGCGGGATGACCAATTAGTAGTGCAGTTCATGTTGCACTATGTGGATAAAAATGGCGCGCATTCAGATCGTGTGTTTGACCGGCGCTCTTCTTTGGGCGTTGATCCTGAAAAACGGAGGCCATAATGCCTGCTGGAACTCCTAAAATTGCATTGTTTGGACGGTCGCTAGTTCCTGGCGGTACGCAAACTTTTAATTCCCCCGGTACCTTTTCAGTTCCGCTTGGGGTAACTCGCGTATCAATTACTGGTAGGGGCGCTACCGGCGCTGCTGGAAACCCTGGTAACGCAGGTGGCTCTGGGAATCCCGGAGGCACTGGCAATCCTGGGAACCCTGGGAGTGCAGGTGGCGATGGCGGCGGTGGCGGCGGTGGGGCAGGTGGCGGCACGGCGGCATGCAGTGCGACCAACCTCTCGTATGGCAGCAATACTCAAGGTGGTGCTGGTGGCGGCGGGGCTTCTGGCGGCGTGGTGGCCGCAAATGCTCCACAGGCTCCAACTTGGTTTTATTGTTGTGGCACTGATAAAGTTCTTGTTCCTGGCGTAAGTGGTAACAGTGGCGGCACGGGCAGTTCTGGTAGCCCCGGTAACCCCGGCTCTGCTGGAACCACAGGCGCAAATGGTAACCCTGGTAATACAGGGGCTACTGGGGGTTCTTCGACTGCTATTTGCAGAACATTCCCAGGCGGTACGGGCGGGAACGGTGGTACAGGAGGAAGTGGCGGCGCAGCCGGAAATGGTGGGGCTGGTGGCTCTGGGGGTTCTGGTGGTAGCGGAGGCGCTGGGGGCGGCTTCGGTGTCGGCGGTCAACCGGGCAGAATAAACATAGCAAACGCAAACTTTGGTCAGGGTGGCGATGGCGGGAGAGGTGGCCCAACTAATTGCCCGCCTCGTTTTTGGCCCCCTAGTTGTGGCAATAATCCCTTCCCCACTACCGGTGCTCCCGGAGGCAGCGGTACACCTGGAGGTCAGCCCTTCCCCGCTGCGCGTGGTGGTAGGGGTGGAGGGGGCGCGGGAGTATGCAATCCGGGTACCAAGCCTACGTCGCCCTGCGTGTATATCTCCCCGCAGACTGGCAACGTTTGCCCTGTTTCAGGTGGTAATCCGGGTGGTGGCAGTGGGGGAGGCGTGCTTTCCCGAGCCTGTGCTTTTTGCACAGGTTCTGGTAAAGGGGGGGTGAGTTGTCCTGTTCCTGCATTTCAGGCAGGAGGTAACGCAAATGCTACCCGCGCTGGTGGCGGTGGTGCTGGCGGGCGTTCCCCATTTAGACCTTTCCCGTTTGGTAACAACGCGGGTGGTGGCGGAGGCGGAGGCGGAGGTGGCCGTGGCGGAGCGGGTAACCCCGGGAACAGTGGTAGTGGTGGCTCTGGGGGCAATCCTGGTGGCGCGGGTAACCCGGGTAATCCTGGCAATGCAGGCTCTGCGGCCACCCCTTCTACTTTTAACTGTGCGACTGTCATCCCCGGAAGTCCTTATCCAATAAGTGTTGCATCCCCTGGCGGTCAAGTCGTTATTAGTTGGAATCCGCAATGAGTACCAAAACTCAAAAGCAAATTCAGAAAATACAAGAAGAGCGAATGCTTCAGGACATGAAAGCATCCGAGCATCGTGCGCGTTCAATCAGTATTGGCACATGTTTTGGCGGCACCACTGAAATCAACATGCGCCTTGAAAGCGGCATCAATGCATTCTGTATGATGCAGCCTGTTGAGGTTGTTGAGTTGATTCATCAATTGGCCGCAAATGTTGGATGCCATATTGCGCTTAAACCACGGGATGACTTTTCTAGTTGGCGCGAGTGGCGTGTAAGCGAAGCGGAAAAGAAACATCTTCAGGGCCATGCTCCGTTTGTGAACGACATGGCGGTCTTTCAACGTCTTGGCGTTTCTGGATTTGATCAAGCCCAAGCGGAAGCAACAGTCGCACATAACCTTGCACAAAAGGAGTATGTGTATGTAAATGGTGGTGCTCAAAAAAAGGAGCAAGCAAATGAGCAAACTGTGGCAACTCAAAAAACTGTCGGACGGAAGCGCACTAAACGAGCCGCAACCGCTGCCTGAAAACTGGGGGCCGATCTTCGGCCTTCACGGCTTCATCGACCAGATCGGTGACCTGTCGTGGTTAGGCGAAGCCTATAACGACATGGGTTGGGTTGTAGTAGGCGACGCGCCTCCTGGACCTGTGCCGTCTTCGGCGGCGGAGTTGGCGTGGAATCAGGCCAAGATTGACCTACGTAATTCAGACTGGGCAGTTCTTCCTGATGTGCCTATGACCGTAGAACAACGTCAGGCTTGGATTGAATACCGTCGTGCCTTGCGCGAGATTCGTCTTCAGGCAGATTTCCCTGACAACATTCAGTGGCCCAAAGCACCTGACTGATGTTCTTTTTCTGCCGTCCCAAACCCTTGACCGTGCATTTGTTTACTGCGCGGGAAGATGTGTTTTTACATGCAAAACCGCAAAAGGCTATTAATTATTTTCCGGAGTGGGTTAAACAGATACCAAAAGCAAATTTTCCAGAAGATCCATCGGAGCCCCTCAAGAAAAAATTAACTATAAAATCTTGCCCCGCATTTGCAAACCTTTACTCAAAAGGTTTTATGTTTCCTCTGTGGAGCGATCTTAATGTTGAGGTGTCAGGGGACTCTTGGCGCTATCAATTTTTTGATGGAACGTCTCATGCTGAGTCGCATAGTAGTTCTCAAGTTGCGTATTCTCCTTTTGAAGAAAATTATATACAATTAAAATTAAATAACCCTTGGGCATATATATCAGATGCAGATGTGGATATGCTTTTTACGCCCCCATCTTGGAACAACTTTGGTTTTGGCGATGTGATAGTTGCTCAAGGCGCATATAGCCCATATAGATTTTTTTCACGCGCAAATATAAATTTGTTTTTCAAAAAGCAGTCAGAACGCGCAATTTATCAGTTGTTTTTTGGGCATCCTTTGGTGCATGTGGTTCCTGTAACAGAAAGAAAATTAATACTAAAACATGAATTGGTTACAGAGTCGGAATTTAGTCGGCGGCATACAGCAAACGGCCTACACTTATTTGGGCAAAATAGACTTAGGCGGCTAAGAAAATTATGTCCTCATGGCAAATAACTACACAATCCGGTTCAATAAGTCACGCGGACAACCGGGTCGTGGCTCCATGCTCCACGTCTGGCGCGTGTTTGAGGACGGGCGGGAGATTCTCGCCAAGCACGTCAGGATCGAAACCCGGTCTTGGACGGAGTTGGACGCCAACGGGCAGGACTACAACATCGCGTGCCGTGGGCGCATGATGTTCTTTGAGGACACCGACACGGTGGTGATCACGGAGTAAATCATGGCATGGTCAGACGTACTCAAGGCAGTTATCCCCATCGTGGTGGCTGCGCTCGCTTGGCTCCTGGGTCAAGTGGCATCTTTCTCTGAGCGTCTGACCAAGATCGAGGGGCAGATGCCCGCGCTCATCACCAAGGAAGGCGTCCCAACCGACAGCCCGATCAGCGCAGAGCGTCGGGCCATCATGAAGGAGCAAATCTACAAGGACATCAACGACCTTCAAGTGAAGGTCAAACTCCTTGAGGAGCGCGAGAAGTTTCTGAAGGGGAACAAGTAGTGTATGGAACCCATCACCGGCATCCTCGCAGCAGTATCGGCAGCAAACGCTGCCTTTGGTGCCGTTAAGAAACTCGTCGCCACGGGCCGCGAGATTCAAGATGTAGCCGGTCAGATCGGCAAGTGGTACGGCGCCTTTGGGGACTTCAACCGCCTAGCCAACGAGAAGGCCAACAAGAAGCCTTCAGTCTTCAAGCGTCTACTTCACGACGACAGCGTTGAGCAGGAAGCCTTGCAGATCACGATGCACAAGCAGGCGCTGATCAAGCAGGAGTACGAACTCAAGATTCTGATCGTCGCTCACTACGGTGAGAGCGTTTACAACGAGATGATCATGGAGCGCATCCGGCTCAAGAAGGAGCGCGAGAAGAAGGAGCGTGAGCACCGCCTGCGGCAGAAGGAGTTCATGCTCAATGTGAAGTACGGGGCAGGTATTGCCTTCGTGGCAACCGCCCTGATCGCGGTGGGCTACTACTTACTCGACAAGGTACAGCAATGAGTTTCAGAAAGCCGCCGGAAGGCGCAAGCCGTTCAGAGAGGGAGGCCCATGTCAAGGCTCTTGCTGCGGTTTCTATTAGCCTGCTTGCTCTACTCCTTGCTGTTACAAATTACTTTGCCGGAAGGAACTCCTCTGCGGTTCTCAACGGAACCATAGAGTCCAACAACCTGTGGGCGTGGTATCAGGCCAAGAATGTTCGGGCGACCATCTATGAGGTCACCAACAACGAGCAGAAGGCCACCAAGCAACGCGCCGACATGGACGAGATCATGGAGAAGGCCCGTGCTGCTGAGTCCAAGCGCGACGCAGCCAAGGCCAAGTCTTCCTACTACTCTTACTCGGGCATGGCGCTGCAACTGGCCATCGTCCTGTCCTCTGCGGCCATCCTGGCCGTCACCCTGAGCCTGTTCTACGCCTCACTTGGTGTGGGGGCGGTTGGGGTGCTTTTGTTCTTCTTTGCTCTAGGAGCCTGAGATGCTGTCGCTTCTTTCCACCCTCGGGGGTTTGTTGCTCTCGGGCCTGCCCAAATTGCTTGAATACTTCCAGAACAAGGCAGATCAGGCCCATGAACTGAAGTTGGCTCAAGTGCAGACTGAGCGCGAACTACAGTTGGCAGCGGCGGGTTTCGCGGCGCAAGCTCGGATGGAGGAAATCCGCACCGAGCAAGTGGCGATGGAGACTGACGCTCGAATGACCGAGGCGGCTCTAGCGCACGATCAGAAGATCATGGACAAGGCTTCCCGGTGGGTGGTGAACTACACCGGCACCGTGCGGCCTACGGTCACCTACATCTTCGTGTTTGAGTTGGTCGCCATCAATGCCTTCATGGCGTGGTATCTGTGGCAACACCCGACGCTCATTCAAAACATCGACGATGTGATCCGGTACTCTGACTTGATCTTCTCCGCTGATGAGATGGCAATCCTTGGCGGCATCATTGGCTACTGGTTCGGGTCGCGCCAGTGGAGTAAGAAGTGAAACTGAGCAAGGCGGGCGAAGACCTCATGCACAAGTATGAGGGCTTTAGGAGTAAACCCTACCTTTGCCCTGCCCACATCTGGACGATTGGCTACGGCCATGTCCTGTACCAAGAGCAGATCAGGCTCCCGGTCATCCGCAAGGAAGGCTATGCCGGGATGCTGCGCTCTGAGTTCCCCCTGAAGCCGGAGGACAGCCGTGTCTGGACTAAGACGGAGATCGACGAACTATTCCGTGATGATGTCGGGACTTTTGAACGCGGTGTTCTTCGACTTGTTCCCGGCGTATCTGGCCGTCAAGGCTCTTTTGACGCTTTGGTCAGTTTTGCCTTCAATGCAGGGCTAGGCAACTTGCAGCGCAGCCAGATCAGGATGCGGGCCAACCGGGATGACTGGGACGGGGCGGCAGATGCCTTCCGCCAGTGGACAATGGGTGGTGGCAAAGTCCTGCCGGGTCTGGTAAAACGCCGTGAAGCCGAGATTGCCCTTTTTCTGTCTTGACAGGAAAATACCGTTATGCCACTCCAGAAAATCTTGTTCAAGCCCGGAGTCAACCGCGAGAACACGCGGTACACCACCGAAGGCGGGTGGTATGACTGCGACAAGGTCCGGTTCCGCCAGGGCACGCCCGAAAAGCTCGGCGGGTGGCAACGCTTATCGGCCAACACCTTCTTGGGTGTGTGTCGCTCCATGTGGAATTGGGTCACGCTCCAGAGCGAGAACTTGCTTGGCCTTGGCACCCACCTCAAGTTCTACATTGAGCGGGGCGGCGACTACTACGACATCACGCCACTGCGTGCAACGACAACGCTTGGAACCGACCCTTTCACGGGTAACGGCACAACCACGGTCACGGTAACCGCGCCTTCCCACGGCGGTCTTACAGGGGACTTCGTAACCTTCAGCGGAGTGACGGGCACTTACGCTTCGGTGCTCAACGCTGAGTTTCAGATCACAGTTACGGGCGTCAACACGTACACCATCACCACACCTTCCGTTGTCGCAGCAGGTGCAACAGGCGGAGCAGCCGTGTCTGCCGCATATCAAATCAATGTCGGCCCGGAGACTGAAGTTCCGTTGACCGGTTGGGGCGCAGGTGCGTGGGGCGTTGGCTCTTGGGGGATTGGCACGCCGAGCACGACCCAGACCTCAATCCGCCTGTGGAGCCAAGCCAACTTTGGCGAGGATTTGATCTTTGCCCCGCGCAAAGGCGGCATCTACTACTGGGACAACTCGGCAGGTGTCACCACCCGCGCAGTGGCGCTGTCTTCTTTGTCCGGTGCGTCAGACGTGCCGACCGTCAACAACATCGTCTTTGTGTCGGACATCAACCGGTTCGTGTTTTCGTTCGGTTGCAACGACTATGGCTCCGCTGCTCTGGATCCCATGCTGATCCGCTGGTCAGCGCAGGAAGATGCAGTTGATTGGACGCCTGTGGCCACCAATCAGGCGGGGAGCGTGCGCGTGTCGCACGGTTCCGAAATCGTGACCGTTGTACAGGCTCGTCAGGAAGTCGTGGTGTTCACCGACTCCGCGCTGTACTCGCTGCAGTACCTGGGGCCGCCGATTGTGTGGGGTACCCAGTTACTGGGCGACAACATTTCCATTTTGAGCCAGAACGCGGCTGTGATTGCTTCTGGCGTGGTCTATTGGATGGGTGTGGACAAGTTCTACGCCTACGACGGTCGCGTGCAGACGCTGCCTTGCGATGTGCGCCGCTACGTGTTCAGCAACTTCAACGCTTCGCAGGCGGGGCAGGTTTTTGCTGGCACGAACGAGGGCTTCAACGAGGTTTGGTGGTTCTACTGCTCCGCGGGCTCCACGATGGTGGACCGCTATGTGGTCTACAACTACCTTGAGCGCATCTGGTACTACGGCACGATGGCCAGGACCGCGTGGCTTGATTCAGGCCTGCGGGACTTCCCGATGGCGGCAACCTACAGCCGCAACATCGTCAACCATGAGCAGGGCATTGACGACAACGAAACGGGCACGCCAACTGCCATCGTCGCCAACATCTCGTCGTCTGAATTCGATATCGGCGATGGCCACAACTTCGGGTTTGTGTGGCGCATGCTGCCCGACATTACGTTCGAGAACTCTACTGCCAGCGGTGCCACGGTCAACATGACGCTCTATGGGTTGTACAACTCCGGCTCCGGGGCCGTGGACAGCTCAGGCAAGCCGGTGGTCAGAGGCAACACGTACGTGATTACCGAGGAGTTCACCGGGCAGATCTATACCCGTGTGCGTGGGCGGCAAATGATCTTCAAGATCGACTCCAATCAACTTGGCACGACGTGGCAGCTTGGCGCGCCGCGGATCGACATTCGTCAGGATGGTCGTAGATGAGCTTCATCATTGAAGATGCAATCGTCCCTGCGCCTCCCAACCTGCCTCTGGCCCCACGGGACTACGAGTCGCGTTACCACGAGCAGTTTAACAACGTCCTGCGTCTGTACTTCAACCGTCTGGACGCACTGCTGAGGCAAATTGTGACCACACCATCCCCCATCCCAATCTCTATTGGAGGCACCAACGTAGACGCCTTCGGGCGCCTGCGGGTCAGCAACCCGCTGACTTTGTTCGACTCATCCCACCGCTATGCGGACAACAACCTATGGGTCAACAGCATTACCGGCACCGCAGCGGCAACGTTTAACGCCAATGAAGGTCTGATGGACCTGACGGTTGGCTCGGCCAGTGGCGACCAGATCATTCGGGAAACCATCAAAGTCTTTTCGTATCAGCCGGGTAAAAGCCTGTTGGTGATGAACACGTTTGTGTTCGGTGAGGCCAAGGCCAACCTGCGCCAACGTGCGGGCTATTACGGTGCGGCCAACGGCATTTACTTTGAACGCGAAGGCTCAAACAACTACATGGTCGAGCGCAGCAGCGTGA